AGACGTTATCCAGAAGATGGCGGGATTCGACGTTCTCGGACAGGCTCGCGAGTTGTCGGACGCCGCATATCAACAGGGCTCCGTTGTACAGTTTGAGCCTGCTAGTGCTCATCAGATGCCGGCCTTGATCCGCCCGGCCAGCCAGGCGTAAGCGCCTTCTTTCGTCGCCTCGCTGTCATGGATCATTTCCTGATCGGAGACGCGAACCACGCAGAACTTGCGATGCGGCCCCTTCCATTCGACGGAGAACTCCTGAAGTTTGGCCTGGGTCACAGAAACGTCAGGAGTTGTGAGCATGTGCTTCGACAACATGTGCATGCGCGTCCAGCGCCGGGACGATTCGAGGACAATGAATTCGGCGTACCACTCGCCGCGGTCGCCCCTGGCTTCCACCTTGTCGAACGGCTTGAACTTCTCGGCGACGTGCGTCCAGTAGGACGGATTCAACAGGTCTTCCGGCTGCGTTTCTTCGTGCGTGGTGCAGGTATAGACGGTGCGCTCGAACTCGCATTCCTTCATGCGAGCGGGATTCAGTTCCTGAATGTGGCGAGCAGAAACAACGGCGGCAGGCGTTTCCGTCTTGCCTTCGGTGACTTCGGACATTGTGTTCCCTCCTCAAGTGTAAAAGGCCGAGGGCCGAAGCCCCCGGAAGCTGCGGTGGATCAGGTGCTGGAAATGAAGCTGAACGTGCTCAGTTGCGTGCCGCCGCCGGTCGAACTGACGGACGACACCATGCCGAGGTACAGCGTGCCGCTTGAGGCGACGGTCGAGGTCTGCGCGGCAACGATAACAACGTCGCCCTGCTTCATGCCCAACTCGTAGCCGTCAGTGAAGTACCCGGCGACAAACGGGCCAGTCGAAGTGTCGGTCGTGCTGAACAGCCACAACTTCGACCCGACCGGAGTCGTGGTGGAACCCGAACGACCCCCGCCCATTGCAGCGGCGAGAATGACGGGAGGAAATGCGGCGCTGGTTGCCGCGGTAGTGCCAGAGTAGGCCATGATGTTTCTCCTTGAAGGTTAGAGGGTGGATGGCCGATCAGCCGTACACGGAGCCATCAGTCGTGAAAACTACCACGCCCGCGTTCTGCAGGAGTTTGGCATTCATGTACATCGTCGCGCGCGCCCATGAGTAGTCCTGTTCTTCATTGAACCCGACCGGCGTCTGCATGCCGGCCTTGTCCGCACCGTGGCCGATGGCGGTCTTGTGGTAGAGGAACGACTTTTCGCTCGTGGTCGCCTTGCCGGGCAGGTTCGGGTGTTCCACGATCAGGGCATTGCGCCACTTGTACACCATCGGCTTGTCGCGCCAACTCGGGTTGTTATCCCCGGCATAAGGCTTGATATCGACGATCTGCGCATTGCTGAACTCGGGCGCCTGTTCGAGGAAGGCCAAGAACGAAGGCTGGCACAGGAATGTGATGTTCGAGTCCCACGGCACCGACGCATTGGACAGTTTGACGCGGCCGTTCTGGAACAGCGAGACAGTCGGAACCGACGACGCCGCGCCTACCGTCACCGTGCCGGTGTTCAGTTCGGTGATGATCTGCGAGTCGATCTTGCGGTTGATGACGCCCATCGTGGTCATTTGCATGACCGCGCGCTGGTTGCCCTGCGATGCGAAGACGTTGAAGCCGGTCTTGCGGACCAGATCATGCCATTCGGACAAGGTGCAGGTGTTCTGCGTGTTGTTGTCGGCGCGTGCCGGGATCAGGCCATTGACGCCGCGAGTCACCGCGGAGGCAGAGCCGGAATCAACCACATCGAAAACGATCTGATTGCCCTTGATGACACCTTCGGTCGTGACGGTTTCGCGCAACAGCGATACGCGCTGCTCGAAACCCATGATGAACTCTTGGCGGTATTGCGTTTGGTAGGCTGTATCTGCGATTTTGTCATCTCCTTGGGAGTTTTATGCTCGCACACAATCACCGAATGCTTTACGGAAAGCACTGCTACGCACGGCCACTGCGTCATTGATGGAGTCGAATCGCCCAAGATTTTTTTGCTTGCCCGCAACAGTCACATATGCAATCCACTTCCGATTTGTTTTGTCGAAAGAAACGCCTTTGTGGCCGCTGGTGTTATTGACTTGCCTTGGCGCATTGGCCATGTTCTGGCCTCGCGTCACATTCCGCAAGTTGGCAATCCTGTTGTCATCTTTCACGCCGTTGATGTGGTCAATTTCCTTCGGCCATTCGCCAAAGGACATGAACCATGCCAGTCGATGTTCAAGGTAACGCTGCTTTCCGATCCTGACGTAGCGGTAGCCATCTCTGGCCAAACTGCCCGCACGCTGACCTTCCTGCACTCGGGGATTTATATGAGAGTTCCCGCGACGCGCAAACATCCCCGTCACCGGATCGTAATCCAGTGCATCAAAGGCTGCTTGTTGTGTCACGGTTATCACAAAATTGATCCCCATAACTACGATTAAAGATAGGGTTTTAACCGTCGCTCGGGGTATCCGCTCTGCCTATCCTGCCGGGGTATCTCTTTCGAGAGCCGGCGTGCAAGCCTTTACGGCGCCTAGCTACCTGGTGTTCGGGTGCTTCGGCAGCGCCGGCAATCTTTCGATCGCCGGGGTATCTGCACTATGCGGCGGAGTTTTACACGCTGTCCGCCACAATTTCAAGCGAATTATGCGGCCTTTTTCTGTGCCCTTTCTCGCGCATTGAGCAGATCGCGATAGCGCGACTGGCGCTTGTCGTCATCCCAATACGCCTTATGGGCAGGCGACCCCTTCGGTGCGCCCATGTCGCTTTCGATTTTCTTGATCTCGTCATCGATGGCCCCGGAGACATTGGCGCCGGCATTTGGGACAACCGTCGTAACCGGGTTGATCTCGCGGGCCATGTTGTTCAGCCATCGGATTGCATCGGGGTGGGCCATGATCGGCGTGCCATCGGACAGCCGGCCGAACTTCAGCAAATCCTTGACGCCGGCCGGGGCGGTATCGAGCAGCCCGTCGATCATGTTCATGTTCGGGCGGAACTCGGCGCCCCATTCAGCATGCAGGGCGTCAGAAGATGCCCGCGCCGCCTCGGCATCCTTGGTCTGGCGCGCGGCTTCTTCTTCTTCCTTGGCCTGATAGTAGAAATTGACCACCTCGGAAGCGATTGATGCAGGAGCATTGACCTTGTGCATGGACACCATGAGTTTGTCAATCAGCGGCTTGTCGTCTTCACCCACCACCAGACCGCCGGCCAGTTTCAGTTCATACTTATCCGGAGCATCGGGAATCCCGTTCTCGGCACGCCATGCCTTGACCTGATCGTCGGTCGCGTTCTTCGGCAGGGCAGAACGTAGCTCGCCTGAACTGATGCGGTTCTGCACCGACAGCAGGGCATTGGCTACATCCTTCGGGCTTGAATACCGGGACAGGCGCTTGTTCAGTCCTTCGTCAGTACCGGCGATCTGCGTGCGCCAGTCGTCGGGCCATGTGGCTTTGCCGACGTCTTCGCCCTTTGCGCCCTGGTCCCCGGATTGGCCGCCCTTGTCCTGCGCGCCCTTGTCAGCCGCGCTCTGGTCTCCTGCGCCGCCCTGGTCTCCGGCATCACCACCACCATCTCCGCCATCCTTGTCGTCCGGCGCCATCAATCGAAACCACTGATTCCTCACTCGCATGATTCACTCCTCCTCTGGTTAAACGTCTTTCACTTGGCACGGCGACGGATTCTCGTCGAACCTTACTGCCTTGATCGTCTTCTGCCCGGTAAGCATCGCCTTCATGAGTCGGTGCCTGCCATCCATCAACTCACCATCCTCGTCAAGAATGATCGGCTTCGTCAGGTCCGCCGCATTGACGGCTTGCATGTGCATCACCATGTCACGAATGGTCATGTCTTTGTATGTGTAGTACAGACTCAGATGATCAAGCGGGACTTCCACCACCGGAAGATCGCGCGCAAGCTCAAACAGCCGCGGCACGCTCCATGAGTGGCGACCGAGCGCACACATTTGATCTTGCGGCGTATGCCATTCCTTGATCTTCATCCAGCCTCCGACTTGTCTGCATTCGGTTCTTTTCCCCGGACGCTGGCAAGATTGGCCTGAATCAATTTCATGATCATTTGACCGACGAACTGCCGGCCCAAGTGGATATGGGTCTGATCGGGATCGCCGACGACATAAGGCCAATCAGGAAGCGAGCAGGCCGACTTGAGAATCCAGTCAAGCGCGCGCTTCTGCTGGTATGCGTCCGCAGTCCCTGCGTGCAACGCCTTCAATGCCGAGACATCGGCCAGTTCGTAGTCGTTGGCGGCAGAGGCCAGCCGATTCTCTGCCCTTGGTGCTTTGCGTCTCACTTGATCTGGCTGTTCGTTCGCCATCACGCCACCGCCATCGGCGTATTCGCGCCTGACAGGTTCTTCGCGATCACTGATCCCTGCTCAAGCCCGGCCAGTAGTTGCGCGGCTTGCTGCTGTTCCTGCTGCTTGGCAATCATGGCTTCGACTTCCGAATCCGGTCGGACCCACTTGGCCGGTACGCCAATGCCGTCCAGCACGTCACGGAGAATGACGCGCGTATCAGGCAGGGCGGCAACGGATTGATCCAACTGAATCGCCGAAGCGATCATCTGCGACATCTCGATGAACTTCTGACCCTTCTGCGCTTCGATCGCGTCATGCAGCGGGCTTTGAAACTCGAAGCCGATTTCCTTGTTCGATAGCGATTTCGGCATGTCTTGCGGCGAACCGAATGCGCCATTCCTGAACAGAAGCTCGAAGGTCAGGTCACAGGTTTGCCCGTTGCGCTCGGGTTCCATAGGCTCGAACAGCGGGAGGGCGCCGCGGATGTATTCCTGAATCCGCTGACCAATCTCGTAGGCAGTCATCTCGGGTCCGCGTTGAGGCAGGGTGAGTTTGTTCAGGTAGAAGCATTGCATCAGCATCGCCCGCGAGTCTCGCGCCATCTCGGCACCGAACGGCAGCCCTTTGGCGTCGATCGACATCGGGCGCAACGCTTCGCCCAGGCGCTCATCGTAGTCACGATCCACCCACGTCAAACCGCCGGCAAAGATCGAGACATCGGATCGGACTGCGTCCTTGGTCGCCAGCATCGGCGGGTTCGTGGTCTTCTCGCCAGCCTCAAGCAAGGTATAGGTCATGGACTGCAACAGCCTGGCTTCAGGCAACGCGGCGACCGTCGAAGGGCTGAAGGCGTACTGAGAGCCTGAAACCGTCTGCCACCGCTCGATGTTGTACTCACGATTCCATGTATTGACCGACTCTATCGAGTGCTTGTTCTGGCAGTCGTAATGCAGCGACCAATAAGGGAATTTCCCCTTCTCGTCGTACATGTCGGCCTCGCAGACCATGTGTATGCACTCGATTTCTTCCATGCCCTTGTTATTTGCAACGAGGTCATTGACCTTCTGATGGACCTTACCTGGGAACAGGGATTGAAGATCACGGGCGCACATCTTGTATTTACGGAACACGGCGCAGACCTTGCCGTCAGCGTTCTCGATCCAAGCCACATCGCGAAGGTGATAGCAGCGATACAGCAGGCCATTGCGCATCCGGTTCAGTCGAACCGACGTCACGGTCTGCCCGAAGCAGGAATAGTCTCCATCACCTTCCTTCATGGCCTTGGTGAATTGCGCGGCGGGAGAATACATTGCCCGGCGCATGACCTTTGTCGCGTACTGAAGCCAGCGGCTGGCCTCGTTGTCGGGCTCCATTCCATGCTGAAGGGAAGTCTTAAACCACTCCTTTGCGGTTGGGCGCAGCATGGTCCCGATCTGGTCCTGAAGGTCGCGCTGACACAGCAGCGGATAGCTTGACATCAGATCACCAGCGAAGTCATAGCCGAGTTGGCGCTTGACCGTGAAGTCAGCACGCTGCGGGTAGAAGTTCTCGGCCTGTTCCTGCCATAGCAGCATAAGGCTCGACCGCTTCGAGAACAGGCTTTCGCCGTACTCGTAGAGTTGTTTGATGTCCATGTCAACCTCCCAGCGAACCGCCCCCGCCGCCCGTTCCGTCATCACCTGTCAGTATGGTGCTTGCCCGACCTTGCCTTGCGGTCATGGCGGCGATGGATTTCTTCTTCGCGTCCTTGACGGCTTGATCGTTCGGGGTAGGCATGGGGGTGACGGGTTCCGGCTTTGGTGCCGCCGGGGCCGGCGCGGATTGTTTGTCATCTCCACCAAAAAGGAGATTCGCAACCAATGAGCCTACTGCTTGTTCCCATGACATGATTTATCTCCTTTTCCCCATTACCGCTTTATTGGGCATGTGATTCCTCCTGCCAATTCCTTGTTCTTCCGATGACGCATGAAACGAGTCTCGCCATGACGGACCATCGGTCAGGTAAGTCGGGCCTTCAGACCAAGCCATCACGATCGCATCGCCCTTGTTCGTGGATCGCCCGAGCTTGTCGTTGATGTCCTCTTTCGACGTGACCTTGATCCCGTTGTATTCCATGTCCAGCGTCCATGCCGCCAAGTCTGCGGCAAGCTCTGCGTCGGGCGGCAGGGCAATCATCGAACCGTCTTGCTGATCGGGATCAAGAGCGTCACGCAATTTCCAGATGCTTGCCGATCGATGATTGAAGAATCCGAGCAACCCGTCTTTCGTTCTGCGCACGGACTTGGACGATCCAACGTAGCCCTTGACCGGAATGTCGTTGGCCTTCAGGTGCTCATACATCGATGTCCCATAGCCGCCCCCCATATCGATGATGACTTGAGACTGATTCCTGCGATGCGCAACAATGATTCCGCCACCCATCCGACCAGCCCTTTCATTCGGAATGTCCTTCGCGGGTATCTCCACTGGCTTGTCGAACCATCCATCGTGCCTGATGGCAAGAACCATCGGATCATGCCCGCCGCCAGTGGCATCTACCCCGATTGCGCATTGAGGCACGCCGACCGGAGGCTTTTCGGTCCATCGGGCTTGCGCCTCAGTTATCCATCGCGTCGGTATAACCTGATTCGGCGCGTCTTGAAATGATGTCCTGAATCCACCCATAAGCAGGGACCGCCATGGCTCAGGCATGGCGTCAAGCTGCCGCTCGTAGTCTGTGGCGGCGTAGTAAGGGTTATCGCTCACCGCGGCAGGGATGTAGGTCCGCGATGTGGCCTTGACCATCTTTTCGCGGCCGGCCACGATTACCGGATACTCACCGGGGCCATCGACCCACTGATCCTTCCCGTCCGCATCCGACACGACCCAGCGCAATTCACCGTGCTTCGCAGGGTTGTGATAAACAGGATCAAGCCACGGCGCGAACATCTTGATAACCCACAATCCCTCAGGGTTGAGCGGGGGATTTGTCGCCATCACTACCCTGCATCGCTGCCCAGGGGTGTCGGTGCGCAACCATCCCATCACAAAACGGACTTGAGACTCAGCGAAGTGCGTGGCTTCATCGAAACAAATGTAGTCCCGACCCTTGCCCATCTGCCCCTGTTCGTCACCTACTCGGTGTGCTGCGGCAAAGTCGATGATATGGTCTTCGCTGATCTTTAGCTTCGGTGGAGGCGAACCATTGAATCCAGCACGGCTGCCGTGAATCTTCAGCGCATCCTCGACCAATCGGTCAAGGTCGCCGTACTGCCGTCTCATGATCAAGGCGCGTTTATGCTCATTGAAAGCTAGCCCGAGACCAAGATTCGATTTTCCGCCGCCAGGCTGTCCACCATATAGCAGCACATCCGCATCAGACAAGTAGGCATCAGTCTGCGGCCCGGGATTCGGAATCCACTTCATACCCTTGTGCGATGAGCGAGCCTCGGCCGTCAGTTTATCCACTTCCTCCGGGGGAAGCCCTGACAGCCGAGTGATCATCTCATCAAGCGCGCCCATATCACCCCATCAAGCGGATCGGGCTGGATTTGGCGCGGTGAATCTCGCCGTCGCCTGTATGCGGCGAATCCTGCACCATCACATCAACAGCCGGCGCACCAAGCACCGCCTGCCGCAGTATCGGACTCTGCGCCATGATCTCGTAGCTTGTGCCCTTGCCTTCACGCTCGCCACACCATGTCTTGCTCATGTAGTCCAGATCATCGAGAGCGCCTTGCAGAAAGCAGATTTCGCGGGTTGCTGCGGCTTCGCGCTGTTGCGCCTGAGCCAGCCGTCCCGACAGTTCAGCTTTGCGCACCGTGCATTTGATCATCCAATGGCTGGATTCATCGATGCCGTACCGAGGTTGCGGGCGCAACAGGTCGGACTCGGGCGGGACAATGACCTGAATACCCAGATCAGCGGCGAGTAGGCAGAAGTGCTGGCAGCCAGCCCGCTGAAAGCCCCATTCTTCTGTGGCGCTCATGTCTACGCCCCACAGTCCGATCACGTCATGAAGCGGCTCCAGACCATCAGCCCGACGCTGTGCCCGCTCTTCGAGGATGTCTTCGATGGCGCAGGCCATCATCCACGCGATCGATGAGGTAAAGAAGAACGTGCCGTACTTGGCTTCCAGGTCTTCAACCGGCAGGCGCCGAGAGCCAGGAATCTGCGGTACAACATCGTACATCCAGACCAGCTTCTGCATTCCCATCCATGCGACGTACTCAGGGCTGAACCACGGCTTTTGCGTGCCGGGCTTGCCGACTACGCCAGGCTCCCATCGATGCAGTTCAAAGAACGCGTCGCACCGCGGCAGTTGCGGATAGACGCCCGGCGAGCAGGCGAGAATCTTATATTCAGGGTCGGAGAACGGCGCCAGCCCGATTGAGCTTGGCGCCGATCCGATTATGGCGAGCTTCATTGTTGTGTCCCTCCTCCGGACGGTTAAGAATCAGGTTGTAGCTTGAAAGGCGACGGTATTGACCGCAGTCGATGAAATACCTGCGGTAGCCCAAATCGCTGTCGTGACGCCGACCAGTTCGACAAAACCGCCGCCGGAACTGCGGATGGTCGTCGCGCTGGAGCCGATCGAGCTTCCGTAGATGTACTCGCCGTTCGCCGTCTTGACGTACAGGGCCGAATCGGTCGATCCGAAGAAGATGTTCTTGCGAACACCCGGAATCGGCGGCGCCAGGGTAAAGACCGGCGTCGATGCGGCCGACGTGCCGACGACATACGACACGCCGTATGCTTTCATCTGGACGTCCGTGGTTTCTTCGGTCGAGACTGCGACGCGCTGATCATCCGGCCCCACCAGAAACTCGGCATTGCCCGGACTACCGGACTGCCCCGAGGACATGGCTTGAAGCCCAAGCCGGCGACCGTGGATACTGGTCAGAATGGAACTGTTGTATGCACCCATGATGTTGCTCCTTTATAATTGCGTGCCTGATCGGCTGCTGCGGAGTCCGGTCGTCGGGCCGGTACGGTTCCCCCTCACAATTACTTGTCGATTGCCGTAAGCTCAGACTGCGACAACAAGCGTATCCATCCGAATGTCGGGCCTACTGCGCCGTTGATCTGCGACGCTCCGTTCAGATGGCCGTGCTGCAACGTGGTGTAGGTCGGCATCGTCGCCGTGGTATCGGGCGTTTGGGCTGTGCCGTCCAGGTCCATCAGCACGCTATTGGTCGCGGCAGATTGCGCAACCTTGCTCTGCGTCCCCGGCGTGTAGGCGTTGCTCGCAGTAGTCGCCCACTGCGCCGCGCCGCCATCAACTCCCGAGAATTGCACGGCAGTTGCCGAGGTCAGACCGATGGACGAATATTCGTTCGCTGTACCGTTCGACAGGGACACAATCGCACCAGCCGTAGCAACTCCCACCGGCCTCCAGAAGCTAGTAGCCAAACTCGTGATCTGACCGCATAGCGCGCCTGTGTGGGAAAGAACGTCAGCAGGGCGGGTGACGGATGTTCCAGCAGCGCCTATGTTGCGGATGTAGCTCGTCGCGAAATCTGCTTTCTCCAACTGAAAGCGCGTCAATGATCCTGTCACGGTGACGGTGACAGTTCCGGCTACCGTGACCGCGAATTGATCCGGCGCACCGGCAGAGGCGGCTGCTGCGCCTGTGATCGTAGCTGTCCCGGCTGATGCGATGCATGATCCAGTCCCTGCACACCATAGCGTATAGGTGCCAGTTGCAAGCGATGCCGTGGTCTGCGTGGCCGGGGCGTCTGTGACTCCGAGATAATTCGTGGCGGCTTGTTCGATGTGATGCCCGCGCATCGGATACGTTGCGCTCTCAGATGTCGGCAGAGGATTGCCGCTGTAGTCTGTGGGGAAGGTCTTGACGCCATCTACCATGCTGCCGTGGTAGGCAGGGGCAGATTCGACGCCGACAGAGACATACTCGCTTGCAGTCTGGACGGATTGGCCGGTGACGTCTTCTACCTGCGCGCATGTAAAAACAGCAGAGCCAGTCAGTGACGCAAGTCCTACAGTCGTTCCGTTAGACGATCCTGCGGGGAAAAAGTCTTGTCGACCTACCGTTCCATTGGCTGCCGTCTTGAAACTAACGCGCCACATCCCGAGGTCATCTTCACAGACTAAAGACCCCACATCAGGATCAACATACCCTCCGCCGCTAGGGACTGCCGTGACAACACCAGTATGCGTATTGACTACGACCCCCACATAGTCCGCCGCGCCACGAATAAACTGCAATAACGGAAAAGTGACAGCCCCCGTCGTCTTGCCGACGTACCACGAAGGAACATATTGATTACCGCTTATCAACGTCGCGGCCGTCGACCTTGCTTCAAACGAGACTGCGCTGTCATCTACGCAAGTCCAAGCGCTTGTAGCCCCATCTATTCCTATTGCGTCTTTAGTTGTAGAAGCACCACCACTCCACGGGGCATTGCCGATGTTATTGCTATCTGCA